CGCCCGTGTTGGCGATGATCTGGTCGGCGTTCTCGCCGGCGTCCTGAATGGCGTTGCCGCCGAAGCCGCCGCCGTAGCGGACCTGCAGGCCGTCGAAGCCGTTGATGTTGGCCGTCGCGCCGCCGGACGCGGTCGTGCTGCCCTTGATGATCTGCTGCGCGATGGTCTGGCCGAGGAGCTTGGCCTTCATCGTCTCGTGAGCCGACCGCACTTCCGGGCCGTGCGTCTGGACGAGGTAGCGGTCCACGTCGAGGTCACCGCCGATGATCTTCAGCGGGACCGAGCGGGTTTCGACCGTGCCAGCGGCCTCGGTGTACTGGCCGTTGACGGCCCGGAACTCGACGCTGCCCATGTTGGCCTCGCGCGTCCACGCGAAGCTGTTGCCCTGAACGTTGGTCATGACCATCGCGCCGAGGAGCGGAACCTCCGCGAACGTCTGGAGGATGCCGGCCTTCTTGAACTCGCCGTTGTTCTGCGCGATCAGCGCAGACTGATACAGACTGACTGCCATTGGTGTTTCGTGTTGCGGTTGTTAGCCCGCAACGGAACACCAAATGCCGACAGCCCAGAGCTAGCGCGGGTCCGTGTTTGCACGGTTCAGCAGTTCCCTTGCGGGCAGAAGTGTCTGCCCTGGGTTCGCTGCGCGACCGGCACCGCCAGTCTGCGAGCCGCCACCGGATCCCCCGGTGCCTTGTGCCACGAACAAGCCGCGCGTCGAAGGTGCTTCCCGCATCTCCGTGATCAGCTCGTCGAATCCCATCGGGTCGCTTGATCCCGACTTCTTCGTGACGCGAGGCTTCCCGCCCGCGTCAACGATGGAATGCTTGAGGTTGCCATCCGCGTCCTCGTCGACGCGGATGTACTGCTTGGCCAGCGTCAGGATCGCGTCCATCGACTGCGACCCGCCGAGCTTGGCCACGACCGGGGCGAGTTCGCCCGCCACCATGCGCTCGCGCAGCGCGGCCGTCCGGGCCGTCAGCTTGCCTTCGAGCTTGGCGCGCTCCTCGGCCATCTTCGCGTTCACGGCGGCCTTGTAGTCGTCGATCTCCTTGCTGCCCTTGAGCTGGCCGGCCTGGAGCTTCTCCAGTGCCTCGCGCGCCTCGGAGGCCTTGGCCGGGTCGATGCCGTCGTAGGCCTTGACTGCGGCCTTGGCCGCGTCGCGCTCGCTGCGCGCCTCGGTCAGCGCCCGCTTCAGCCCGCCCACGTCCTCGACGCCCCAGCCTTCCTTGAGCGCCTCGACAACGAACTTGTCGCCGTTCTGCTTGGCGGCGTCGCGGAGACCCTCGGGCAGGTCAGTCAGGCTGTCGGCGATGATGCGGAACGGCATAGTGCCTTGGGGTGTATATCGGCAGGCGCACCGGCGCTAGGGGGTCGTCAGTTCGCGGATGCCTCGTCCGCCATCTGCGCGATGCGCTTGGCCACCGCCGCGCCGAGGTCGCGCACCGTGTCCGAGGCGTAGCCCGTGGCGTAGATGACTGTCGCCTCGACGCCGTTGGGCGCCGTCCCTCCGGCGACGGCGATCGACAGCCCCTTGCGGGTCATGTACGCGACCAGGTCGCCGGCGCGCGCCATCATGGCCTGAGTCAGGTCGGGGTCACTGTGCGGCTTCATGCGTCCTCGGGGTCAGGGATGCGGTCGAGCTGGCGCAGGCGGTCGATCGACAGCGGCTGCAGGTCCTTGCCGACCATCTGGGCGAAGGTCAGGTCGCCGGCACGCCACGCCGCGGCGCGCGTCGGGCCGAGCATCTCGTCCTGAACGCTGCGCGGCTGACCTTCCAGCCAATCGGGGAAGGTCGTCGAGGCCGGCACCGGCCCGTCCACGCTGGCGCGGTTGCCGACCTCGCGGCCGGTCCAAGGGACAATGCTGCTGCGGCAGTTCGGGTGCAAGGGAGGCATCGGACCCTTGCCCATCTCGAACACCTTGCCATCGTTGGCCGCGCAAATGATGGAGGTCTTGGAGTCGAGCGTGGCGACGAACTGGTACTGCTCCACGCCGAGGTCGGCGAACGTCTCGGCGCGGGTCGTGGCGCTGGCATGAGCCGCCGCCGTGCGCACCATGGCCCGCAGCTGGTCGACGTTGGAGCCGGAGAGCAGGCCGTCCTCGAAGTCGCCGGCGCGGGTGCCGCGCAGGGTGCGCACGATCTCGTCCGTGGTCAGCCCGCGCTGCACGCCGGTCTGGACGGCGAAGCGCACGTTGTCCACGGCCCCGTTGTCGCCGCCCACCAGCGAGCCGAACCACTCCTCAGTGGTCGCGCCGAGGTAGGGCCGCTGCTCGACGGCGGCCTCGATGCGCGGCAGGCTGACCGGCCGCGCCGTCTCGATGCGCAGCACCTTGCGGGCGCTCTCCTGCACCCAGTCGGCTTCCTGCTTCACGAGCTGGCCGAGGTTGGCGCGCGCCTGGTCCTGCACCCGCCGCATGCCCTGCCGCACCAGCGCCTCGGCCTCGGCGATCAGCCGGCGCAGCTCGGGCGTCGTGGCGATCGTCACGTCCTGGCCTCGGCGCTCGAACGTCGCCATGCCGGCGGCGACGCGCTCCACGACGGGGCGCACGACAGTGCGACGGAACTCCTCGGCGGCGTCGTCCTGGATGCCCCTGACGGCCCGCGCGACGAGGATCTCGTGCCGGTAGAACCGTTGGAGCCACGTGTCCGCATGCTGCCGCAGCGCGGCTCGTAGGCGTTCCTTGACCCCAGGCGGCAGGCGGGAGCTGGTCACGGCTCGATCACGTCGTGGGTGAGCGGGCAGCGGCGCAGAAGCCACGCCGCCCGCGCCCGTTCGAAGGTGCGCAGGACGCCGGTGGACGCGCCGCAGATGTCGCACTTGGCCAGGTAGCCCGTGTGGATCATGCCGCCTTCCTTGAGCGGGTCGTAGGTCTTGAACATGTAGCCCGTGCCGCCGCAGCGGCAGGCCTGGTTGAGCTTGCCGTCGCCGATCACGTCTCGGCCTCGGCTTCGTCCTCAGCCTCCTCGGCTTCGTCCTCCTCGTCCTCCGCCTCGGCGGCTGGCGCCTGCCGGTCGCGCTCGACGCTGGCGAGCATCGCCTGCATCTGCGCCTCGACGGTGCGCTCGCGGCCCAGCTCCACCTGCGCAGCCAACGCCTCGGGGTCGTCGACCGTGGACAGCACGCCGCGCACCGCGAGTTCGCGCAGGCCGACGGCGAGCGGGATCTGGCCGGCGGTCATCAGGCCTTGGATCACCGGCACGTCCTGCGCCTTGCCCGACAGCAGCGACGAGTCCCGGTAGAGCGTCCAGTCGAAGTCCTCCGGCAGCTCGACGCCGGCGGCCTCGGCGGCCAGCTCGATGCCGGCGTAGATGGCCCACTCCAAGCCCTCAATCCACCGCTGCGCCTCCGACTTCTCGTTGCTGTCCGCGCGCACCTCGCCCGTGGCTGTCGCCGGGCCGCCGACGGCCATCATGGGCTGCATGCCCAGCGCCATGCAGCGTTCCTCGATGCGCTTGATCTCGACCTCGCCGGCGGCCAACGACGTGCCCGCGATCTCGACGAAGCTGATGTCGAGGTCGCTGCTCGTGTCCGTGAACGTCGAGCCGGGGCCTACCTCGGGCCGCGCCTCGGCGACCGTCGACGACGCGCCGGCGACCTTGAGGATGGGCGAGCGGCAGTAGTGCAGCGCCTCGCCCTGCATGCTGAGGCTGTTCCAGTGGGCGACGTTCTGCCAGCCGAGGTCCTCCATCGGCGGTTCGCCGTGCAGCGTGCCGATGCGCTTGGTGTAGCACGCCACGACCGGCACGCGGCCAAACCCGTGCTCGATCGTCTCGCCGAGGCGGTAGCCGCTCAGGTACTCGCGCGCGGCGTTCTGTTCGCGGTCGGGGTCGTGCTCGCTGCCGCTGCGATACCAGCGCTCGACGCGCTCAGGCGTCCACCGCTCCACCATGTCGGCCAGCACGTCGCCGCCGCCGACGGGCGAGGACTCGTAGTACCAGTTGCGGATGCGAAGCTCGACGACCTCCTCGACGCCGTTACGCATGCGGGTACGGCAGCCGACGAGGTTGTCGGGGTGGATGCGGCGGAAGTACGGACGCGCGTCCATGGCGTCGGCCTCGGGCAGCGTGAGGCCAGCCGTCGGCACGTTGTCGACGAGGAACAGGCCGAGGCCTCGGTCGATGGAGTCCTCGTAGATCATCTGGGCGAACGACGACAGCGACGTGCCCTGCCGGTCGGCGTTGGACAGCAGGCGGTCCAGAGGCTCCGGCAGCTCGCCGCTGATGGTCGGCGGCTTCATGAACGGCAACGACGCCAGCTTGCGCACCGTGCGGTCGTAGATGGGGAACAGCACCGTCCGCGCGAGCCGCTGCGCGTAGCGGTCGCGCGTCTTGGCCTCCTTCTTCGTGGCCGGCGTGAACTTGCCGCCGGCGGCTCGCATTGCGCGGGTGCCGCTGCGCAGGACGCGCACCAGCTCCCAGCTGTCTTCCATCTCGCGGCGCACGCCGCTCCAGGTTCCTACGTCGTTGGCCATGTCGTCACTCGTCGAAGCTGGAGACGCGCGCCGCGATGCTGTGCGCCTCCGAGATGTAGTAGCCGATCGCGTCGGTTAGGTGCGTGAGGCCCTTGGCCTCGCTGCCCTTCTTGTCGATCTCGCCCGATCCGCCTTTCAGTAACGTCACGCCCTCGAAGTCCTTGACCACGTTGGGCGCGCGCGCAGGGTCCACGATCAGCCGCACAACGTTGCTCGAGGAACGCAGCCGGGAGTTGACTGCGTTGAGCCGGTCGCGCACGTAGGGCGGGCGCTTGGCCACGCGCCAGCGCAGGCGCTCGCCGAAGGCCGGTGCCAGCACCTGCCGCACCAGCTCCCAGTCGGTGCCCTCGGTCTGGCTCGTATGCCGCGCGCCGCCGGCGGGGTCGCCGTAGAGGTACACGTCGGCTGGATGCTTGCCGTAGTCAGCGACGAGCTTGCGGCAGACGGCGGGCGTGTTGCTGTTGCGCGGGATGTGCACCTCGCCGACGACGCAGGTGCGCGTCTCGCCGTCGAGGTACTGCTCCTGCATCACGACCGCGGTGCCAGGGTCGACATTGAAGTCGAGGGCGATGATGAGCGGCTTGGCCTGGTCAACGGCCAGCTTGCGCAGGTGGTCCTTCGGCGACCACGGGTAGTAGGCCAAGCCCTCGAAGCTGACCCATTGCGCTTCGTACTCCTGCGCGAAGGTCAGCGGGTCGAGGTCGGCGCGCGCCTGCTCGATCTCGGCAGGGTCCACGACCGTGGCGCTGGTCCAGGTGAACGACTCCCAGCCGGCGCGCGTGCCCGACAGGCTGTACAGGTCATAGAACAGGCCTCGTCCCTTGGGCCGGCCCGTGAACCATGCCCAGCCAGGCGGGCGCCCTTTCGTCGACAGCGCAGGCCGAATGCTCTGCTCCCAGCTCTCGCGCTTCACCTCGGCAATCTCGTCCACCACAATGCCGTCGAGCGGCACGCCTTCGATGCGCTGCGGGCGGTCGAGGCCGACGACCATGAGCTGCGATCCGACCTTGTAGCGGATGGTCAACTCGGACTCGCTGACGCCGGCGACCCACTCGCGCGGCGACAGGGCCTTCAGGTCGTTCCAGAAGATCCGCTTGGCCTGGTCGCGCGTCGGCGCGGCGGCGACGAAGGTCGGGCGCGCTACGCCGGTGATGCCGGCCAGGGCACAGCGCACCAGGTGCCGCTTGCCGCGCTCGGTCTTGCCGCTGCGGCGGCCGGCGGCGACGACGCGGAAGCGCGCCGGCGAGCGGATGAGGCGCAGCTGCTCGACGTGCGCGTCCAGCGGCGTCCAACGGTCAGTCAGCACTGCGGCCCTCCAGGCGGTCGATCGCGTCGAGGTCCGCGCGCAGGCGCGTGGCGTCGTCCATGGTGCCGTCCTCGATCGCCTCGGCCTCCATCAGCAGGCGCGTGCGGTCCAGGTCGTTCTTCTCCAGGCTGGCGATGGCTTTGACCACGGACGCAATCTCGCGCGGCGACTCGCACGCCGGCAGGCTGTCGATGAGCTTCCGGCTGATCTGCTCGCGCTGCTCGTCGGTCAGGCTGTCCGTCCACGCCTTCTGCTTGGCCAGGCTGGCAATCATGCGCGCCGCGGCCCTGGGCTTGGGCTGCTTCTCGGAACCCCCTCCCTTTGCCTCGGGGTCGGTCACTCGTCCACCGTGCAGGCACACGTCGTCATCATCACGCACCCGCAATGTCGGCAAGTCGTCTGCACCGTCATGGAACTGTGGTCGGCATGCTAGCGCGAGGTCAAGCCCTACGCGACCGAAGGACGTGCGCTATCCACGCTGCATGCTCGGCTGGGTCGTTGCGGACCCACGCTGGCGCAGTCTCCAGGACGATCGCCTCGATGAGCGCGGCGTCGATCTGCGCCGGCGTCCTGGCACGCTCGCCGCGCGTTACGTGACGACACGGGCCGCAGTAGGCGCGGGCGTCGCCGTACTTGGACTTGCCGCACCGCTGGCACTCGTCCCAGTACGGGTCCAGCGACTTGCGGCGATCGGCGTAGCGCCGGCGCGCGTCGCGCAGGCACTGCCTGCAGACCATGTTGCCCTTGTGCTCGACGAGGGCCGACGGCTGCGCCACGTCGTGCCCGTTGCGGCAGTGGTTGTTCTGCCGGAAGTTGCCGGCTCCGGGCCGGTAGTGACCGTCGGGCACGCAAGGCGTATCGGCTGGTCAGGCACCGTCGGTCTCGGTCGGCTCCTTGGCCGGGATCGCCTCGGGCGGCAGGCCGGCGCGCAGCTCGGCGTCGATGCGCGCGAGGCCGCCGAAGACGATGGCGACGATGGACGAGAGCTGCGTGTTCACGCGCGCGAACTCGGCCAGCTCCTTGCCCAGCTTGGCGATCGACGCCGGAAGGTCGGCCTCGTCGATGGTGTACTCGGGGAAGGCCGCGCGCAGGGCTTCAGCAATCTGGGTCGTCGTCATCGTCGGGAGTCTCGGGTGCCGGCGGGTCGAACGCTAGGTACTCGTGCGCGGCGTGGTCGTGCAGCGGGCGGCCCTTGCGGGGCTTCCCGTACATCGCGCGCTCGATCGCGTCGTGCAGGTGCCAGTAGACGTGCTTGGTCGCGTGCGTGGCCAGGACGCAGCCGAGGGCCGGGTCGAAGGTCAGGCAGGCTCGCCAGAGGCCCAAGCGGGCGGCCTGCATGAGGTCGTCGCGCTCCAGGCCGGCGACGCGAGCGCGCCAGACGCCGAACCGGGCGACGTGCCAGCCGAGGTGCTGCTCGTACGAGGCGTAGGCGGCGAGCTGCGCCTCGGTGGGAGGCGGTAGCGGTTCCCTGCGTCTTACGGTACGGCGACGGCCCACAGTGCGCGGGAGTGTATCGCCCGCGCGGTGTCCATCTGCGACGGTGTTGCCAGCAGCGGCCAGACCATCGTGGAGCGGCGCGTCTGGACCTGCCCGGACACGTAGCGCGTTCCGCCGGGGATGAGCGTCGAGCCGCCTGCGCCGCCGGTCCACAGGGAGCCGTGGCCCCAGGTCAGGGACACCGACTTGCGCAGGACGTCGACCGTCGGCCATGCCGAGGTCGAGGTGTGCACCGATCGCGTGGTGATCTCGGCTAGGTACGGCATCTCGGCGCACCAGCGGGCTTCCACGACGACGACCAGCCACGGCTGCGGCCGCACCACGGCGCGCAGGACGAGGTACGGGCCGTCGACGGTCTCCGAGGACCACCAGAGGGCCGAGCCGTCGAGCTGCGCGATGCCGCCGTGCGTGGTCTGCCAGTCGGGCTGCAGACCGACCGGGCGCCAGGACGGGACGCAGGAGGCGAGGTTGAGCGACGCCGAGCCGCCCGGTGGCAGGGTCATCCAGACGTACACCGGGGCCTCGCCGGGTTCGGGGTCAGCGCCGGCGACGTAGCACTCCAGGCCGCCAGGAAGGAAGCCGCTCTGCGCCGGCGGCAGCACCGTCGAGACGGCGCGGTGCCAGCACGACACCGGCCAGCCGGTGGGGTTGTGCGCGGTGACGAGCTGCGCGGGGAGCGACGAGGCGAGGAGGGCTAGGAGGAGGGTTCGCATGGGGGTGCGCGGTAAGCGCCCTAAGCGCGGAAAGGTAGGACGTTCGACGTCCGGGACGTTCAGCGTCCCATCGACGTCCCGGGACGTCGGGACGTTCAGCGTACCAACCCAGTCGTGATGCTCGGAAAGGCCTACGGTTTGCCCGGATTGGTTCGGTCGGCTGTTCGGTCGGTCGGCTGGGCCGAACAAGCCACGTTCGGTTCGTTCGTTCGGTCTCGTTCGCCGAACGTTCGTCCGAACAAGCCGTGCGGCTTCAGGGCGTCCGCAAGTGTGGAAACCGCTTCTCCAGATGCATGCGGATCTCATCCAAGACCACCAAGCTATTCCTCACCTGCAGCTTCGATGGATCATCAAACCGAGGCGTCAGCATACGGAAGCCTCGCGCCAAGACCTCCATGTCGGTGTACTTCGCCCACGCTCCTTGCGCCCAAGCACGGTACGCGGCCTGGGCTAACTTGGTCATGTTCTCGAAATCCCCCGATAACACAGCTTCGTACAGGTTCGTGATGCGCTCTTTCTCGTTCGGGTACATGCCCATGACACTCATAGCCGCCAAGCGCATTGCACGACTGCTCCACGTCTTGACCTTGGTGCCGCCAATGTTCGCCAGCATCCGCCAGTCCGCATCAAAGCCCTCGGCGACGGGAGCGAGTAGCGATGGCGTCACGCCGCGACAGTGTCCGAATACAACACGCACCGCCAGGTTGCACACGGCCGCTAGTCCACTATTGATCCCCAGCACGTCTGCGGCGGTTCTGCGCGCGGTGTACACGTCGATGGCATCCCAGGCTTGATTCCTGGGTAGGTTGTAGGTCACCAGCATCCTGACGGAGAAGTCATCTGACTGCTGCGCGATTGCCCAGAGGCGATGCTGCCCGTCCAGCAGGTTGCCGTCTTCGTCGAAGGCGATGCCCTGGTGCGTTTCGCGGTATTCGCCACGCGCAAACGCCAAGCTGAGGCTTGCGCCGTGATCCTTCTTGAATGGCCTGTTGTTCTTGTTGCGGGACAAGAACTCTCTGGCCAGCGCCGGGTTGATGTGCACCCATTGCGTACGCACGTTGTTGCTCATCGGTCGGTTTCCTTTCGTTGATTGGCCTAGGATACGTCCGGCGTTCGGCCACGCCGCCGGCGTGTTCGGTCAGTTGTGGCCCGTCTTCAGGGCCTGGATCTTCGCGTCTATCTCGGTCCGCTCCCAGTGCGTCGAGCACCGATCGCGCGCCTCGTACAGCTCCAGCAGCGCCGCCGAGCGCCGCAGCTCGTCCTGCTCCCACTGCACGCCGTTGCGCACCGGCTTCGGCTTCGGCGTCGCCGTCTGGGTCTTCCGGCGCAGCTGGTAGGTGCACTTGCGGCTGCAGGTCGTCGCGCGGTCGTGGGCGAGGAATGCCATGCCGCAGTTCACGCACTCGCGCAGCTTGCTGCGGTGTTCGCGCTTGGCCTTCTGGCGCCCGTTGTTCTCGTCCGTGCAGAGCTTGCAGTGGACCCTGACGCCGAACTTGGTCTCGTACACGCGCCGACGGCCTGGCAGGGTCAGGTCGTGCCCGCGCGGGCAGGTCGTGCGCTCCAGGGCTTTGACTCGGCTGCGCATGTACAGGTCCAGGCTTTCGTGCTGCAGGGTGCGTCGCTTGGCGTCGGGGATGCCCAGCCGCTCTAGCATGAGCAGCCGGGCGAACGGGTGCGGCTGCGGCGCGTCCCAGATGAGCCGCCGCAGCGCCGCCGTCTCCTCGCCGGTGGTCAGTCGCCGGCGTACCGCGAACTCGGCGGGTACACCGAGTCCATCGGCGGCGTCGCGGGCGTCGCCGGCGGCGTCGTCATGGCGAGGTGCGCCTCGATCGCGCCCTCGATCTGCTGCAGTTCGACGAGGGTGCATTCGGACAGCCTTTGGCGCGTGATCTCCTGCTCGCGCATCAGGGCGAACAGCTCGTCGCGCTTGACGCCGGCGGCCTTGCACCGGTCGGCGATGCGGCGGGCGAGGTTGGCGACCTCGACGGCTTCGGGGTCCGCCGGCGTCGCCGTGATCAGCGCGGGCTTCGGCTCGGCGGGCGGCGTCGAGGCGACGGGCGCCGGATCACCGCGCAGCGCGTCGGCCTCGTCCTGCTCGTAGCATCCGAACATCACCTCGCCGGCGAAGGCGCGGCCGGCGGTGGCGACGCAGCGCGCCTGCAGCATCGTCTGCGGGTACTTCCTCCACGGATCCTTGCCGCCCCACAGGCCGGCGGCTTGCGCGCGGGCCTTGTCCCAGGTCTCGACGTGGACCTCGCCGGCGGGCGACGTGAGGCGCAGCGTGACGGCCTCGGTCGTGAGCTGCGGCCACTCGACGCGGTAGCCGGCAGCGCGCAGGCGCGCGATCCAGAAGTCGTAGGACGCCACCGGCTTGCCCTCCACGATGTGGAAGGCGCGCAGGCTGGCCATCGGGCCGACGCCCAGCTCCTGGCCGGCGAGCACGCACGCCAGGATCTTGCCGGGGTTGCCGAGGTAGGCCCTTGGGATCATGCCGTCGGCCTTCGCCACGGCAGCCGCGAACGTCGTCGCGTCGGAGATCGTCAGGGGCTGGAAGTCCCGCGCGCGCGGCTGGCGCACGACAGCGGGAACGCTGGTTGCATCGGTCATCAGAGGTCTCTCCAGTTCTTGGCCACCGTGAGGGAACGGTAGCTGGTGGGCTTCACCGACGTGGTGTAGCCCGCACGGGTCACGACTTTACTCGACACGATCGGTTTCCCCGTCAGAAATCCGATCGCGTGCTCGGCGTCGCCGAGCATGTTGCGGATCTGCAGCTCGACGACCTCGACCTGCTGGTCAAGCGTGCCAATCTGCTCCTTGAGCTGCTCGCGCTGGCCGAGCAGCTCGACGATGGCGTCGGTCGCCGGGATCGTCTTGCCTTCGGCGGCGTAGGCGTTGCGGCGCGCGTCGGCGAGGTCGGTCGCCGGCGGCGGCGTCTTGGTCACGACGTACTGCCGCCACCACGCTTCGACCTGCGCGAACAGCCGGCGGCCAAACTCCGCGTCATGGCGGAACGGCACGGCCTCGACGCCGAGGTGCTCGACGATCTCGCGCGGCGTCAGGCCGACGATGGCGCGCATGTCCTCGGGCCACGTCAGGACGAGGAACTCGCCCTCCTCCAGGTCGAGCACGTCCAGGTACCACTGCGCCTGGACGCGGTAGTAGTCGGGGATCGTGCCGTTCCAGGCCTTGCTGGTGGTCTTGACCTCCAGCAGCGTCTGCCAGCCGTCGGCGTTGGTCGCCAGAGCATCGGGCGAGGCGTGGCGCCATCCGGCGATGCTCGGCTCGGGTGCCACCTGCAACTCGTGCGTCCGGTGCGTCTCGGCCCATGCGTCGAGGATGGGCAGCTCCATGCGCAGGCCGGCGCGCATCGCCGGCGTGTCGCGCTCGTCGTGGACGCCGAGGGCCTTCTCGCGCCACACGTCGAGCGGCGTGCGCCACGGGGACAGGCCGAGGATGGCGGCGACATCGCTGCCGCCGACGGTCTTGGTGCGGTCGAGCATGGTCACTTGACGGCCTCCAGTTCGGCGTCGATCAGGTCGCACAGCGCGACCCCAAGGCGCGTCCAGCAGGCTTGGCGGGCGGCGGCGGTGGCGCGGGCGCGGGCGTCGGCGCGGGCGGCGGCCCAGTCGACGGCGGCGGAGGCGGCGGCGGCGTCGGCGGCGGAGCGGGCGGCGGCGTCGGCGGCGGCCCAGGCGGCCCAGGCGGCGGCGGCGTTGGTATCGGCACTCTGCCTTGCGTCCGCGACGCACGTCGCGCAGAACGCGTCACGCACGCGATCCCACGCGGCACGGTCGAGGACGTGCCACCGCGCCATCTGCGTGCCGAAGCGGGCGGCCCAGGTCATCGCATCGGCCCTGTCCTGACCGTCAAACATGGAAACCGTCAATGACGCCAGCCACTCAGGCATCACGCTGGCCGGGCACTTGCGGAAGTCGTCGATGTCCGGCGAGATTGCGCCCAAGAGGCAGGCAAGGTCGCGGCCTTTCGCGGCTACGATGTGCCATTCATTTTGCACCAGCCGCCCCTCGTGCAGATGGTCCAAGATTCTGCGGCTGGCCTCGATGTTGGTGATGTCGGTCATGTCACGCCGTTGGGGTCAGGAGGTAGAGGATGAACAGCAGGACGGCCAGCAGGCCTGCGCAGACGGCCTCCAGCATGGCGGGATCGCGGCGGCGGCTCACGGCTTGGCCTCCTGCTCGGGCGTGAGGCCGAGCAGCTCCAGGACATGTATGGCCTGGACGTACCGTCGGCCTGATCCCTTCGGAACGGGTCGGCAACTTGGGAGCCGCCCCGAAGCGATATAGCTTCGCACGGTCCTAATGCTGCACTGCAGCAACTCCGCGACCTGCGCCAGCGTCAGGAGCTTAGGCAGCTCTCCGATTTGCTTTCTCATGCTCACGGCTTGGCCTCCTGCTCCAGCCTGGTCGGAAGCGTTTCGCCCAGCACGCGCAGGCAGTACCACGAGACGGCCGAGTACAGATCCTGCCGCGCTTGGGCGATCTGCCCCAGATCGAACGCCTCGCACTTCGACATTGCGTCTCGGGCATCGCCGTAGAGCGACGGCAGGTCGCGGATGCACGGCCACAGCTCGCGCAAGGCCTCGGCCACGTCGCGGTGCTTCTGCATGTTGGGTGTGTCGCTCACAGCTCGCCCTCCTGCAGGTGCCAGTACAGGCGGCGCACTTCGGACACGCCGGCGCGCGCGTCCTTCTCGGCTGCGATCTCGCAGGCGATGCGCAGCGTCTCCTCGTCGCCTTCGTCCAGCGCCAGATGGCGCAGCTCGTCGAACATCTCCGCTTCGGTCATCTTCTTGAGCATCGGTCGGTCTCCTTAAGGAGTCGCGTTATACTTAATCGTAATCGGCATCGCAAGCTTAATCGGATAGCGTCGCGCGGGCGTCGGCGTGCAGGCCGTAGCGGACCTTCGCGTCGGCCTTGTCGAGCTGCATGCGGCGCTGGGCCTCGGCGATGACGGGCGCCAGATCCTGGTACTTCAGAACGCAGTTCGGCCACGCGACGCCGATGGCGGCGAAGACCGCGATGCCGGGCGCCACGTGCGTCAGGCCGAACACGTCGCGGATGCGGTTGGCGACCGTGACGGCGTCGCTGGGCTTGTTCTGCTTTTCCAGAACGACGACGAACTCGTCGCCGCCGACGCGAAAGGCGTGGTCGTAGTCGCGGATCGAGGCTGCCAGCCGACGCAGCGCGGCGTCGCCGGCGTCGTGGCCAAGTTGGACGTTGCAGGCGTGCAGGTTGGCCAGGTCGATGGCGAGGACGGCGTAGTCGCGCTCGACCGCGACGGCGACCAGCTCGGCGGCCAGGCCGTCCAGGCTGCGGCGGTTCCGCAGCCCGGTCAGGTGGTCGGTGCGCGCCGCGCGGCGCTCGGCCTGGAGCAGCTCGCGCAGGCGGATGATCTCGCGTTGGTAGGGGTTCATCTCAGCGCCCCT